TAAAGACTGGTCAATACCAGACCCAATTTCACGCATATAAGGTACAAATAATTTACCCAGTTCGTTACGTAAACCAGCAAGAGGTACAGTATTGTTTGCTAATCCAGCTACAATACGATCAAACTGGCCGGGTCTACCACCAAACAAGTCTACAAAAGATTGTAAACCGGCAAGATAAGACTTACTTGTAATAGCTTGTGCTACAACTAAAGCAACTTTTTGTAGTTCTCTTTCCGTCCACTCTTCACCCATAAGTAAACTAGCATCACCTATATCAGCGATTGTAGACATGATTAGGTTAAAAGGTTCAAAGGTATCATAACCTACACGTACAGCTCCTAGCTTTATAGTTCTAGGTTCATACTTAGAGTCTAGCCATAGCTGTCTTTTCTGTCTGTCAGCTGGGCCATTACCTGTAAGATCTCCACGCATCCATGCCTGTGCAGCCATAAATACTAATGCGGAACCCATAGCAAGTCGGCCTGTTTGTAACGCCTTTGCGTTAGCTAGTTCGATTGCGTTAGTTATACCATAACGTTCTACATTCTTTAGATTACTAGGTGTAGCAAATGCTATATCATTAAACTCTTTAACTAAGAAGTTAAAACCGGGTGTATGCTTTGCTGTAAGTGCAAGTCCATTTACACCAGTTCTAGCAAATAGAAAGAATGGTCTAGCCCAAGGGTTAGAACTGAATACATCATTAAGACCCTTAGTAAAACCTGTAAGATCTTGTGTAAGTGTAACTTCTTTTCTAGCAAACTTAGTAGCTTCATCTACAATATTACCTTGTGAATCAAATACCTGTGCATAGAAGTCATCTTCGTATGCTTTCATAACCTCTGGTGTTATTTCTGGTAATTTAATACCGTCAGCAGATTGTAGGTCAAGAACTCTACGCATAGCTTTTTCACGCATTTTAGCACGACCTATGATGTATGCAAACGCATCATCAGTTGCGGCCATGATCTTAGTAGAGTATGTGAGCAAGTTACTGTTATTCATAGACCTAGCCATGTTTGCTACAGCAAATGCTGCACGTTCACCAAAGTTAGCTCTACCACTATCTTCTGCCCATCTACGTATAAGTTCCCAGTTCTCATCACCACGAGTAAACTCAGAGTAACGAGTCCTAACTGATGATATATCACCTTTCCAGTATGAGTTTAGCTTTTCTCTAAATAGTGTAAACGACTCGGGTATAGCTTCAATCATAGCGTTCATAGATGCTAGCCCTGCACGTATAGTAGCAGTATCACCTTTAAATGGATAACGTAGTGTAGCTCCTAATGTAGTAGCCATAGGACGCATGAATGTCGCAATGGATGTACCCATAATAGCACGAGCTGGTGTTTTTGGCCCACTTAATACACTGTGAGTCATTACACCTTCTAGTTCTCGTATAAGAGAACCTGTACGATCTGGCCCTTTTGGATCTATTTGACCACCAAGTATAACCTTTCTAGCAAAGTTGTCAAAGTCATCAAGTGTATTAACATCTTTCATCATAGAAAAAGCTTCAAACAATGCGTTTAGTAAGTCATCATTTTTATCATCTTTAGCTATTTTTAGTATAGACAATATAGAATCCTTAGCATCTTCTATGTCAGCTTTAACTGTCTTTTCTATTTCTGCTCTTCTTTTACCAGCACCTAATGCTCTAAATGAATCAGATTTAACAAACCTAGCTTTCTTTGTATGATATAATGCAGTTAGCATAGTATCTACAATCTGTTTAGCCGGCCCGTCTATGTCATCTAAGGATACTAAGTCTGCTATTTCTCTACCAGCAATACCAGTATCACGTAATTGCTTAAGTAATGAACCTACAACTAGGTCAGTAACAACTACATTCTTAGATGTAAACACTTCAACGCCATCTATAACGTCTGGATTTGCTTCTAGTAATTCTTTTAAGTACTCGTTAGGTGTCAGCTCTGCTGCATTTCTACCCTGTGTTATAGCTTGATGTCCGTCTACAGCTTCTTTAAATGTTTGAGCTAATCTAACTCGATCACCTTTTGCTGCTTTTAGTTCTTTAGCAAACTTCTCGCTACTCATCAAACCCTTTAGGATACGTTCAACCTGTTTGACGTCTGTATCGCCTTTTAAGGCCACTCTTTCACGTTCTACGGGTGTTGTAACAGAACCAGTAGAACCCTCCTCAGAGCCCCATTCGTTGCGTGTACGTGATAGTTGTTCACGGGCTGTTTGTGGATCAACCTCTGACACATGAGCACCTTGATGTGGCTGTGACACAGGTGAGTTTTTATCTGCACGAAACTGTATTTCACCTTCTCGTATCTGTGCAACAGCAGCTTCCGTGCTTTGTTTAGATACGCTAGAGTTTCTATCTTGTATCTGTTTGATAACTTTACTAGAACCTTTGCCAATAGCATAGCTCATGCCATCAAAAAATAGTCCGATACCCATACCTTCTACAATGTTTTTTATCTTCATTATAACAGGATGGTCTGTATCTTTTGTAGATAGTGGTGTATCTACCCAGCCATATCTATCACGTAAAGCACCTAAAGCGTTCTGACCATCAGACTCCTTAGAGATAAGATCAGATATAGCTCCGACACCCGCAGCTCTGATAAAACTGTTTGCACCTAGTAATTTAGTAGCACCGCCACTTATACCGAAACCTAGTCCACCAGCTGCTAAAACTTTGGCAGATAGTACAGTACCAGCTGCTAACGAGCCGAAATGTACTAATGCACGTAGCTGTTTACCCCACCATGTTTTAGTTTCGATGGGGTTATCTTGATTTACAAATGGATCCCAGTCAGGTTTGTAGTAACCTTGTTCTTCAATTTCTCTTTGCATTGTGCCGTCCAATGCTTCTTTTGTTCTTTCGGCAAAGGTGGTTACAGAGGATGCAGTATCCTGTAAACCACCTGATACGATAGACTGCCCTTCCTTGACTAGTGCCTTAAAGCCCCAGTTTTCTGCGTTACGTGGGTCATCTTGTTCAGCAAGAGCTTGTTCTTCTTGAGTCTGTGCTTGCTTTGCAACTTCAGCCTTAGCTTCTTCGTCTTGTTGGATTGTGTCAGCTAATTGATTGACCTGATCGGTCATGTAATCAAAAGCTGGAGAGTCTATTTCTAGCTTTAAAGCTGGATCTTCACTCATAATTATACCTTAGTATTAAATATTCAATTTTAGCATTGCATTAATTGCCGCCGTTGATAATGTGTTTGGATTTAAGAAGGGTGCTTCTTTCAACTCTGGTACAGCTTCCAATAACTTATCATTGTCTTCTTTTGACAGAGTTGTTTTCTTTTTGTGTGGTATACTAACACCACCTATAAACTGTTGATTTTGTATATTTGTTTCTAGCTGACGTATAAACTTTTCAGCATTTAGCCCGCTAACGCTAGGCATAGTTTTTATCATCCACTCTATGTTATCCTTTTTATATGCAACATCTAGAGTTTTAGTAGCATTAGGTTTGTTAAGCAACTTGTTCTGATCTTCTACGTTAGCTGTGTCATCGTCATTTTTTAACTCTTTACGTTCTGGTAATTCTATAATTTTACCATCTTTTAAACGTCCAGTTTTCCTAAGTCTAGTCTCAAAAACTTCTTCCGGTGTTAAATATGATCCATCTGTTCTTTTTATATCTGTAAAACGTAGATAATAACTAGGGTATCTAGTTCGACCTTTTGTTCTTACATACTCAGCTGCAATATCTAAGTGAGGTGTTTCTCCGGCCCAGTCTTCTGTACTATAAATTAGGCTTGTATCTTTTTGTACAGCAGTTAGTGTGGCCTGCAAATCGAGTGTAGCTTGTGGATCAATAGGTACGATTGTTTCTGTATCAAAAGTGCCGTCGTCTAAGTAACCTTTTGCTTCTTTTATAGCAGCAGAAAGGGCAACTGACCTAGGCTGTCCACCTACAACAAGCTGTTTAAATCTTGAAACAATATACTCTTTTGCATTATCTCTAGCAACCAAAAATTTATCTGTTTTTGCTGTACTTAAATCTGTTAAGTCTTTAGCATCTCTTACAATAGTAGGTATCTTTTCGTCATCTAAATTCTTAACTTCGTCTTCTGTAAGTGCACCTAGTTCTGGTGTATTAACATATTCAGACTGCTGGGCACGTATGTCAGGGTCTGCAATCTGGTCTACCATGCTTTGAGTTATAGGATATTTTTTAACTCTTCTGGCTGTAATCTCGACTACATGTTTCTCATCTGACAACTGTAACTCAACTAATTGTTTCTTTACAAATTCAGGTAAAGCTTCATCGGTTCCTATGTTAAACTCTTTTCTAACTTGTAGTACATAGTTTTGAACTGCAATAAATCTTTCTTTAGGATCTTGTATTTGTTCTAGCTGTTTTTTAAATTCTACATGCTCAGTTTTTTCCCAGCCTGCTATACGTAGTTGGGTTGCATCTTCTTCTTGTTCTATCGCATCTGATTTATATTTTGCAGCTGCTGACACTAATCTATTGTATAATCCTTTAGCTCCTTTTGGTGCTCGTGGATCATTTAGTTTCATAGTTCCATTACTAAACGTAAATTCAGAATCTAAAAACTGTTCGATATCACCAGCATCTACACCACTATCAGGATCTGAAAGCATAGGCTCTAATAAATCACCAAAATCTTCAAAAGCAAATCTACTAGCAATAGGTGTTTCCCTGTCCCCAGCTTCATAAAATTCTTTTTTGTTAGTTATCCAATTTAAAGCATCAGTAGCAACAGTTTCTGGATTCTGAAACATGCTACTAATTTCTTGCTGATCGTTGAGCAGAGTTATCCTAGCTACTCTTTTGTCTTGTAAATCAGACCACTTGACCATTATAGAGTCTTCAGCTTTTTTTATTTCCTTAGAAAGATACTTTCGTATTTCACCTTTACTTAATTCTCTATGGCCAGCAGCTCGTCTTTGACGAATAAACTGCATCATAGCCATAACACGTATTTTTCTAAGATGCTCCTTTGCAGAATCAGAGTCAATAAAGTCAGTTAGTATCTTATTATCTAAAGAAGCAAAGGAGTCATCTTTTATTGCACTATTCAATACACTACCATACATTCCACCAAACTGTTGTACATTAGCTTTTGAACTAGTATCATCCTCATAGACAAATGAACCGAGTTTAAGACTACGTGAAGCTTCTAAAGCAATATTTCGCTCTTCGTCACTTAAATTAGGATTATTTGCGTCAGCTTCAGCTTTTGCTCCAAACTTTTTAGTTTCATTATCTACGTCTTTGGTCTCTTTTTCTATCTGTTCATACTCAGCATCAACAGCACTTTTAGCAAACAAAAAGTCATCACCAAAGTTTTTATATGTTTTTTGATCTTCGTTTGCTTTCTGTATATCTCTAATTATAGGACTAACTGATTGTACGAAAGAAGAGAGAGCCTTTAGGTTGTCAAACTGCTGATCGTAACGAGCCTTTTCAAGCTGAGCCATTTGGTCATAGAAAGCTTGAGTATCCTTAATATCTGCATCAATCTGTTTGTTAACGACTGATGACATATCTGCCTCTGTGGACAGGTAGTTAGTGTTTTTGTATGATGATGTCATTAGATCCCTTTAAACCCTGAGTATATACTTGCGACACTGCTCAGAACTTGTAGAGCACCACCGAGTCTATTTGTTGGAGGTAACATAACTGGTGCACCATATGATGCTGGTATACCTAACTGTTCTCTACCTCTAGCATTAGCAGCCATAAACTGACGTTGGTTAGCTGTTTGCATAGTTGCTAAGTCTCTTCCAAAAGCATTAGTTACAGCACTTTCAATCTGTGCTTCTTTTCGTAGTAGTGCTTGGTACTGACCTACACCAAACCTTCTAGATCTACCACCTTCATTTACTTGTTTAGATCTAAGGTATTTAGCAACAGCGTTTTGTTTAGCAAGCCTACCTTTACTTTGAACAGCCATAGCTCTGCTTCTAGCATCAGCTTCAGAACGGCTATATCCAATAACATTTCTGTTTAGTGTTCTTTCAAAGGCAACTTCTTTGTTGAAGAATTGTAGTGCTTTCTGTTTAAAGACAGCATCTTTCTCCAGTTTTCTTTGTCTAGCAGCGGCTCTAGCCCCTGCATTAGCGTCTACGCACACGGCAAAATTCAATAAATGTTACATTGTTCGGCCCATGTTTTAACTTACGTAAAAACTTAAAGCCAAGAAACTTCAGCAATCTTAAATGAGCTGTGTTTCTACTGTCAACTATATTCCAAAGGAGGGGCTCAGTGCGGCTATCGACATACCGTTTAGCCTCTCTTGCGAATGTAATTGGGTATCGGTGAATTTCTGGAGTGCAAAGCATCCATATGTCACCGTCTTTTCCTACTCCGGCCATGCCAGCAGTCTTGCCGTCAGGCACTGTGAAATACACGTAGGAGGGGTTTGAAGACATCAAAGAAGGTAAGAGGGCCGATGGTATCCCATGGCCTTCTTCAACCTCTCTGAGGTCATCTGGACGGAGATTGAAGACTACTTCGGTAGCAGCCTCCATTGTGATTGGGTGAATATATTTAGACACGTGAGTAAAATCTAGGTGAATAGTCTCCCTCCCATGATAAGGCATGTAATGTAGCAGGGGAAGGGTGTGTGGATCTTAACGTAATATCTACGTTTGTATTCCTTTCGTATACAGGAACTGTCTTGATAAACTCTGGTAGATAAGGTACTTTACCAGCCTCGTACTCTGATGCTAAAATTGATTCATGCTGATCTTCATACGTAGGTTTACCTACACGTTTTAAAGAGGTTTTGTATGTACCAACTTTTCCAAAGTGAAACTTAAGTCTGTGTAATACAAGAGAAGAGTTTACATCAGCTGTAGATTTGTTACCACTTACTTTAAACGGATACAGCGTAGGAAACTGAACCTCATAATCGTACACATAACCAACAGTAAAGTGAGTTTGTCCGCTAGGTAGTGTGGAGTTTGTCCAGTCACCGACTACAGTTAAAGTTGTTCCTGATACTGTAGGTTTAGCATATCTACCTGTACTATCTATAAGAGCCACATCGTAATTAGAATTTTGAATATTACTTAACCAGCCCACACCACTGAAGGTGGTTGTGTTGCTTGTATTACTGAAGACACCGTTATTGATAGTAGTATGGTTGTCAAGATGTAGTAAATAGTTAATCGCATTTTCGTCTGTAGCAGTAGGATCGTCGTCAGATTTTATAAGTCTTATTTTTTGTAATATTTTATCTTTGTCCAGAAAGAAGTATTCATCATCTATAATAAAATGATACAGTAAACCTTTATTAAACTTCCATTTAAACCATGAAGCTTGCTGTCTCTGTTCCGCTACTTGAAAGTATTTGTAGCCGAAAACTATACCAACTGAGTTATCATCAGCAGCAGCTGACTGAGACATAAGTACAATACCATTTTCTCGTGAGTTAGTGAGAAGATCAATATTTTTAGAAAGAAGTGACGGTACAACTTTACTAACTTCTACTACGTTAGGCTCACCTTCTCTACGTATATTAGCCATTTCATTAAATCGACTAAACTTACCTGAGTTATCTACATAACCTATTGTAGTTCCTAAAGATATAGGAGGTATAGTTTTGTTGTAATTAAACGTAGAGACGCTTCGTAGTTTAGCTGTATCAGGATTGAGAACTGTGTCATCAGCTGCTAGTAAAAACTGCTGGTTTGTACTAAATACTAATAAACCGCTTGTCGTTTCTATACCATCAAATAACTCAGATGGGAACATAGACGCAGCAGATATATCAATAGGATCACTAGCTGATACAGTCAAGGCAGATTCTATAAAGAAGTCTGGTTTTCCAAGTGTACCCGGTCGAGATAATATGACATTTTCTCCGGACAAGAGAGCTAATCTATTACGGAAGAATATTATTTTATTTATACGTCCGCCTGTGAAACTAGGAAACGGATTAGTTTTATCGTCACCTACTCTTCTACCCTCATATTCAAACTGTTTAACGGTAAACGTAGCTATTTTGGTAGATGAGTTATAAGCTGTACGTTGTATAACGAGTGGCATATTAGTTAGCGACTTAGTTATTCCCGCTTCTGCACATTCAGACCATGAGCCTGACCCATCTCGACCATTGTTACCATTGAAAACAAGGTAGTAATCATCTTCATCTGCCATTCGGGAGTTAGAGATTTCAACTATATATCCGTGTTTACACTGGTTAGGTAGATTAGTAACATCATTTACTGACGTGTGCATGACTCTCATCAAGTCATCTTCTACAATTTCTACAGAAAACTTAATATCATTCGCTGGGTCAGAAGCATCATTAGTATAAAAGTAAATTCCTGTACCTATAATATCAGCATTAATACCAGTACCAGCCAAAGCCCCCTTAATACCACCAAGTATTGTATCAGCAGTAACCGCAGTATCAGCATCAAAGGGTGTAGGAGCTGGTCGTATTAACCCATCACCGGGGTTATTAGAAACGATTGTAGCATTTACTACAGTTTCTTCGTGCTCCATTACTTCTATAGTAAAGGTTGCTGGCTTATCCGAAGCCGTGTCCAAAGCAACTATTGCTTGATCTCCTGTTTTCCATCCCTCTCCTCCGTGAAGTAGTACAGCTTCTCTTTGATAACTACATCGGTATACAGGTGATGATCCTGAGCTGTTAGGTGCTACTCCTTGCTGTCCAAGAATATTTAATCTAAATGTTAAATTCGTTTTAGATGTATCTGCACTGTGCCCATCAGTAGGGTTTCCGAAAACTGTTTTTGTTCTAGTATTATTAGATGAGTTAAAGGTTCTAGCATACTGATAAAATTCTAACGGAATAAACCAGTCTTTTGTTCGACCCGTTTGTGTATTTGGATGAGTTAAACTTAACTCTGTCGTCCCTGCGAGAGCTTTATCTCGGTTTATAGCCAAGTATATACCATAAGTACCCTCGAGATAGCTAGCAAAATATACATGACCGTGTACTAAGCCGGGGTACGGATTTTCGTTTTCACCTTTATCATATACCAAAGCTTGCCCATAACCAAAACCGTGTACATGATTATAGTTAAGTCGGACAAAAGTGCTGCTAGCATTTGTTGTGATGTTATTAAATCCACTTGTAGGTGAGGCGTTCATATCAAACGTCCACTTCATATAGTTAGAATTATTTACTGTTGAGTCAATCAGCCCATTATTAAAGGTATCAGCACTGTTAACACTAAATACTTGAGTACCGATAGAAGGACAGTGCCCAGTATGGTCAGCTTCGAGTAGCGAGTCTTCAACTATTTTAATACGTGTAGCACGTTGAAGTGTAGTAGTAGTGGTATTTGTACTTCTATTTATATTTAATCCGTACTGTCTACCGTTTGCTGATCTTAATAATTCAACAAATGCGTAGTTCCTGTGAGGTGCTGTAGGAGTAGTTCCTGTTGTCCCAACAAGGGTGTGAACACTATCAGGATCACGATTATTAACAAAAGTGGTATCGTTAATTGTAAGGAACTGTAGATTTTCTGGAGCACTTGTAGTTAGATAACTTTGTATAGCTGATGCGCCACCTGTTCCGTATACTGTAGTCTGCTCAACGCCTGTATTACAACTCCAAACTCTAACCTGACCATTAGCTGCTACCTGTCCTATGTAGGCTCCTTCTACTGCATCACGATAGTAATGAAACCAAGAGCCACCAGCTTGTACATTTGTTAAGGGTAAGTCCTTTATTCTATCTGATCCCGGTCTTTTAAATAGACCTCTAGTTACATCTGGAATAGCGTTTGTAAGATCTTTAAGTTGTCCGGGAAATTTTAAATTATCTGGCTGTTCTGATATACCACCAATAAAACTTGGTATAGTTTGTGTTATGCCTGCCATTATCTTCTAAGGTTTCTCCATGGTTGATAAGTTTGATAGGATGATCCTTGTTCAAATCCTAACATGTTGTGATCTCCTTGGTTACATTCGTACTCCATCAGTGCTGCTCTTGATAATTGTTCTTGAGTTCCAAGCAGTCTAACTAAAGCAGGGTTAGCAACTAGCTGTGTTGCTGCTACACGTGATGCTCTGTATGTAATGTAACGTCTGAATACAACAGGTAGGACAGCGAATGGTCTTAAGTAAACGACATCAAGGTCGAGAGCCGCTTCAAATTCATTTGTATGTTTTACTTTATCATACACAAATCCGTTCTCA